TTCACGACAGAGCACCCTTCTGAAGGGGGCGATACGTCTACACCAGATACTGAGCCTGGGTTAGTAGATATTTGCGCTGATATTGTTTTAGCGCCTGATGATGTTGATCTATTTCCAAACATAATTTAAAAGTGGAGAGTGATTATGGCTCACTCCCCAGAAGCCTTAATTAATTAACTAACGCCTGTTGGCTTAGCAAGTGATGTCAGTTTACCATGAGCATTACGCTTCGATGTTCCGAAGTTACAGTAATGTCTCCAGTAAGCTTGGAAGATATCCGAGTTGACTTTTCTTAAGAACCTGTCAGACCCTTCATGTGTTCCCATCTCAAGAGGCTTGACCTCAAATTTACGGAGCAAGGATTTCTTGATCGCATAAACAGTGTCATCTTGACAATCGATGTCTAACCAAAGATCCGTTCCATTGAAGGAAAGTTTCTTAAAGCCAGAATCCATACTTTGGTCCTGGTAACGCTTCTGCGGTACAACAAGATCCAAGTACTTTCGTCTTTGCTTTTGATGCATGATGATAGTATCAGGCTCTTCACCACCGAGAATACTAACGTCATCTAACAATCGCTGAAGGAGATCAGAAGTCAAGTTGGCGCTTGAAGCGTCAATTCTTCGTCCTCTCCAGATACGAGTACTAGATGCATCAATGTTTTCGAAAGTAGTCAAGTCAGTAGAGTCATCGATGATTCCTCTAAGACCCATCATTTCTTTACCATCAGAAGCAGCAGTGTCTCTAACGTTTTCTTTAACAACTTCAGCAGTCGCCGTCAAGGCAAATCCCAAAGAAGTTTCGAGGTAAAGGACACCAGCAACTTTATCTACATCAGAGATGCGGATAGAGTCAACGGTCTTTGTGGCACCGTTGTAGATGTCAACAACTTGGTTGGCTCTGAAATACTGAGCGCTATCAACACTGAACGAAGTAGCGTTCGAAGCAACAGCTCCAGCGGCTCCGCCGAGTAGTCCTGTACCAAGTCCGAAAAACTGTCTGTTCTCGTCCTTTTTAAGTCTATCTCTAGCTTTGTCTAGTGCATCAATAACTACTCCGACAAACGATTCCTCGTTGCCTTCAGCAGCTTCAGCAGCTAACCCTGAGAATTCAATCGGTGCAACGTTAATCTTTGGATTAACTTTGAACTGAGTATAGTTCTCATTGTCAATGGTTCTGAAACTTTCAGTTTCGTTAATAGCTCCGACAGATTCGTTACCGGATGTATTAATATCCCCGAAAAAGCCTTCGCCGCCTGCGTTGTACTTGGCTGTAGATTTTGCAATCTCATCCATAGCACGTGATTTCAAATTCTGTTGATCTTCTACGTAATCGTCATAGACACGCTTAAGAGCACCAGAAATCGATGTTAATGTGGTTGCCATTATTGGACTCCTTAAATGTCCCCTTCGGCATTACTTTGCTTGAGAATTCTTTGGATCGCCTGTTCGCGACGAGCTTCCGGATCTTTGGAGAATTCAGCACTTTTACCTGGGCTGACCGGCTCACCTTTTGAAGCGGGTGGTGCCTTGGACACCGCCTTCTTCTCATTGACATATGATTCTCGTTCCGAACGCCTTACAGCGTTGACCACATTTACGAATTGTTGATGTACTTGGTTATAGACCTTAGGTAAATCTGACTCTTTCAAGTTAGGATTACTTTGAGCAATCTTAAAGATTTGCGCGTCGTACATTTCCTGCAGTTCCGATGGAACTGAATTCTCTGTGTGCAACTCTTTAATACTAGAATTAATCCTAGTATTCATCTGCTCGGCCTGCTGATTTTGACGCCATTCTTGAAGTTCTTCGAACTGCTCAATCTTAGCGTTTTGATCTTCCAGGTACTTACCAAATTCGGGGTCAATCTGTTTCATCCTCTCGATCATTGGATCAGAAGGTTTCTCAGGTTTGGGTAAGCTTTGTTGGACTTGTTCATATTGTGAACGGAGCTTAGAAAACTCTTGGTCGTATTGCTCTCGCTGTGCTTCGAGCTTTGCTTCCATTTGTTTGTCAGTCTGTCTCTGAATGTACTCTTGTACTTTAGGATCTTCATGAAACGGAACTGGTTCCGGACTCTGTTCGGCTTGTGTTTCTTGAGTAACCTCTTGTGAGGTGTCCTCTGTTGACGATTCTGGAATCTCTGACGGGGACTCCTGATCATTAGCGTCAGATTCGAATTGTTCGTCACTCATGTAACGACCTCCTTACGCTGTTTGCCTAGCGAAGGCTACCTGAGGTCATCAGGCAAGATGATGTTGGATTTTTTCCTAGCCGTAGAGTCCATCTTACTCTGTACTTGCGCTGCAAGCGCTTGTATCTGCGGCCTTATGGAAGCGTCATATGCGAGAACGCTCTTATTCGCATATTCTATAGCATAGTTATTCATCTCTAAGAGACAAACGTGCTTATAGTGTTTACAGACCATACTGTAATCTATAAAAAACTTGTAGTTGAGCTTTGCGACTTTCTTACAAAACCCAATGTCCTCGCCCTCAGTCATGACGCGAGAATCTTCTTTGTACTTGAACTCGAAGTATGGCTTCTCGAGTTTCTCAATAACTTCACGCTTGATGAACATGCAGCCTGTAGCCAGTCCATCTACATAGTCTTGCCCTTTATAAGGGATCTTAGACGGTGCAAACCTTCCTCCGTGATTATTATATACGGTGAACAGAACCTGAGGGTTCTTCTCACCAGGAGGAGTCATGAACACTGGGTAAGGCGCTCCTGCGAGCTTCCACTGACCACTGTGTTCTACCACCAGATCAAGTATGTCCTCTGGAGGTGCAATATCACTATCAAGGAACCAAAGTATATCGCAATCTGAAGCCATGAACTCATCTACGATACTGTTCCGTGCATAATCATGAAATATCCTTCTTACTAGTTTATCAGGATAGACTAGTTCCACCGTGTCCTTGTACTTCTTCTCAAGGGCACGCATAGCATGTGTATTTGAATCATATAGATTCCCTGTAGTAGGTATACCTACGTAAACTTTAATTCTCGACATCCTTGTCTCCTATTTTATTCGGCTGGTGGCATATCTCGACCAAAGATTTTTTCCTTGGTGTCTGATGGTGCTCCTTTACCTCTGCCAGCACGTTGTGTTGGCTCATTAGAACTTGGTGGTGGTCCCTGTGGAGGCTGACCTGAAGCCATAGCATCCATAGCCTCTTGCTGTTGTGCTACCTGGATACGCATGATATGCTCTTGCACGTGCTGCATAAACGCTGTCTGCACTTCAACTTCTAAGGACATAAACGCAGGTTCTTTCATGAACCTCTTGTGAACTTCATTGTGTAATTCATGGTCATCGAAATCCATAACCATAGCTGCTTGAGCATTATCTGGAGAATCCTTAATACCTGCTAGAAGATCGTTCTCCCACTCAGCACGTTTCATATCAGGAGAAATCTCATTAGCAAAGTCCCGAACACCTAAGCGCTCTAGGAACTTCATCTTATTCTCTGGTATCTCAAGACTGAGTACGCCTGTTTGTGCCAGTTCCATCAGCAAGCTTTGCTGTGCAGCTTGCAGTTTAGGGATATTACTTCCAGCCTCGACAATAACGTTACAGTTATCATGAAGGTCTGAACCAATAAAATTATCTAGCGCCTCAGCGCTGATTTCCTTGTTCTTAGCTTTCAGCATATTGATGAAAGATTTACGCGGCTCCTGGTAGTGACGAGCAACTAATCTAAGTTGTTTCTTCTGATCCGATTCAACAAAGTCTTTCCACCTGTTTAGAATGGGAAACAGTTTACCAGTACCTACCTCGTATAACAAGTTAAGTGCAGAAGCAGCAGTAACCCCAGGAGGCTTGTCACCCTTAAGAATATCAATACCACCTGTGATTTGTTTAAGGTCTTCAAGTCGTTGCTCCCGTTCTCTAAATACTTGTGAATCAACCCCCGCTGCAGCGATAGTCTCCGGTTTCATTCCTGATCCATCATTCCTATATCTAACTTCTTGGCCTGGACGCCCAGTCCAGCTTCCTACTGGTACTCCCGAGTTCTGTGGTAGCAACTTCTGTGGGATAGCCATTGTCTTACGAGTAAGAATAATAACTGAATCAATACTATTAATCTGTTTCTGAATCTCAACTGCAGGGTCTAGAGGTGACTTTCCCCAGAATCTTCCAGGTACGAGTTCCCATCTACACTCAGAGTAGGGATGCCAATCTCCTTGGTCAGGACCACTGTTCAGAGGCTCACCAATGTACAGAGGGATACCAGAGGCCACAACGATAAGACGACCCTTAGGGTAATTCTTGGTTGGTCTCTCATAGTATTCTTTTACAACAGCCGCGTTTTCTACCATCTCATCAGCACCAACCCCACCACCTGATCGTGAACCAGAAGATTTAACACCAGATGATGTTTTAAGGTTGTGGAAACGTCTCATGGAACCGGACAGGTTCCGTTCTTCCTTAACTTCCTGAGCACGGCCAGTATAACCTTCTTCGAACTTGCCGTAAGTATCTTGTATCCAGTCTAACGATTGAATACCATACTCCATAAGCCATCTAGCGTTGTGCAAGTCAGTTGCCAGGGGATCAATAGCCATTCTGTATGGCTCTACTACACAAGTAGAGACATCTCCTAAGGGAAGCTCGTCAAACAGCTCTTCGCCTGTTTCAGGGTCTTTATCCTGAACTTCTTCGGGCATACCCGTCATAGGGTTCATTGTTTGTAGCATACGTGGCACTTTAGCCATGCTGAGGACTGAAGTGTCCCAATAACTCTTTTTGAACACTGTACCATATGTGAGAAGGTTAGCAGCGG